CCGACTCTCTGCACTCCAGCAGTGCTGTAGAACTTCACGACCTGTTGGTCGGTGAATGCTACTGCAATGTTGACCGGAGTGATGCTGGCGGTCTGTGCGGCTGGGGTTCCACCAGCGAGAACGATGATTGCCGTGGCAGGAATCTGGTCGATCATGCCCGAACCATCCGAGTTGATCAAGCCTTCAATTCCCTGCATAGCAGCGTCTAGGGAGTTCTTCATTTCCTGGGCCTTAACAGCGAATAGCCCCTTCTGCTTGGAATCCGTGGAAGCCTGGGCTAACCATGAGATTTCGCAAACGTTGAAGAGGTACACTGGAGCCAGGGCGAACGAAGCCCATTGTGAACCGGACCCACGCAGCATTGAGTCTGCGTTGCCAGTTCCTTGCGAGATTGCTGCACCAGCCTGTACCCGGAAAGGTACGCGGAAGGATGCACGCTGCGTTCCACCAGCATTTGACTGGTTCGACACAGGAATCTTTGTTGCTTCCGCCTTGAACATGGAATATGCCGTGGTCCCGTGGAATACGAGATCAGGAATTTCCTTGGCAAAGGCGTCTAGTTCTACGGCTTCAACAGCCGCTTCTAATAGTGCCATAAAGATGTGGTTCCTTGAAACAAAGTACGCTGTAGACTTTCTGAGTGTCTACCCGTCCGTGCTGAGTCGTTACTTTTCCTTGCCACGTCGCACCCGTGTCGAGAATTGGGACCTTCGAGGTCATTCAGGGTTTGATAGTGTTTAGATCGAGGTGATTCTAAAGTGTGCGGGTAGGATGCCCATTTACGCTTTTGGAGTCGTCTGGTGTCATCCCGTGCACTCGTAACCCGCTGTGCATCTTGATTTCTGTGCCACCCACCTCGCGGTCACGGTGGCCCGTGGTCAGTTTAGTGCTATACTGACAACAAGGTTTACAACTTACAGCGACTGTGTAGCCGTAGTGTCTGCGGCGAGAACCGTGACATTGTACGGCACGTTGGGGGTCAGAGGGTTAGCTGCGACTCCAGCGCACTGCACGGTCAAAGAAGCCTGACTTCCGGTTCCTGCAACTGCCGTGACGAAGCCACTGATCGAAATGGCATCTCCTACTTGGACGGGCTTGCCGTCACGAGTTGTTCCGCCTACTGTTCCTGATACTGCCATAATGTTTCTCTTTTCTCGCCGTGAACGGCGTGTTGATTATTTCCTCCAAGTTACGAGACGGTATCCTTTGCCGTCTGTAGTCTTGACGAATCCTTTTCCAGTGATCTGCATCATGGTGAGGTCGCTTGTGGAGTATACCTTCTCTCCAATCTTAATCTCATCACGAACAAGATTAGTCGGACGTGAGGCCACGTACAGAGGCTTACCTGTTGCTACGCTCTGTGCTGACGCTCTGTTCTCCGTGGTCTTCTTGACGTTCGCTGCCGCCACCCGACCAGCCGCCGAGCCGCCTTTGGCGTAGCCGGGGTACTTAGTCTGGATGGTCTTGGTCACAACGTCATTTGCAATTCTATCGAGCGTGGCATTGTGAAACTTGGCAACTTCCGCTTTTAGTTCGGGAGTGTACGGTTTCTTCCAGAATGCGTCCATTTGACGCTGATAGCCCCTGTCGGCCTTCAGTGTGGCGTAGAGACGTTCCTTGATGCCGTTACCGATGTCAACCTTAGTCTCACGTGGAAATTCTTTGAAGTACGCCATCTTTAAGAAAGGTGCGAATGCCGCGCCGAGTGCGCGGTTATTATAGTGCTCCGCATCGGTAGCAATACCTTCTTCGTATGTTGTCTTAGACTTCGTAGTCTCAGCAGCCTTTGTCTTTTCAAACTCGGCCTTCTCAGCCTCGAACTTCTTTCGCTCCGGTGTAATTTCTGGTTCTTTCTTCCTGTTGGCTTCGTCCGTTTCTAAGTCCTTAAACCATTCGGACAGACCGCTCTTACCTTGAATGTACCCTTTAAGGGCGGCAATGTTTGGTGCAGGTTTTCCTTCTGCGTCCGTGGCGTTGAGGGCATTGTTAATTGCGTTCAACATCCCAGGCATGTGGGATTCTACCAACCCTTCAAAGAAGAGAGGCTGTGTAACGTGCTTGTAATAGCCTGCAGGGTCCACTGTCTTTAGATGGCTGACAAAGTTTCCTACAACTTGACCGTAGTTCTCTTGCTTACCCTGAGCCTTCATGTCATCATAGACATTCTGGGAAAGTACTGGATCAGCAGTGTACAGAAGTTCGTCCGTCGCTTTGACGGCTTCTAGCATGCCAACCTTCTCTTCGTAGCCTTCAGTCCCACCGATACTCTCGATGAAGTCCTTGGCTTCCTGCATCTCCGAGACGCCTTTGGGGAACACTGCCTTGGCTGCGTTCCATCTTTCAAACGCCCCGTGTAATTCTTTTACTACCGCCCCATTGGCAGGCGAAGCGTCCCTCATAGCCTTGAGGGCTTTTCTAACATTATCTGGTGTCGCTTTTGTGTCGATGAGTTTATCGGCGGCTGCAATCTTAGCGGCTGCTTTTTCCTCTTCGGTTTTTTCTACATTTTCTACTGCAGGCGCTTCGGTGGTTTCCGTGGGAGTTTCAACTTCCGTCTGAGTTTCCGTTGCGGGAGTTTCAACTTCAGTAGTCTGAGTTTCTACTGCTGAGTCTGTGGTTGGTTCTGCAATTGCAAAATCTATCAAATCTTCCGGCATGTGAGTCCTTCTTTAGTTCTGAGTTTTCTTACTCTGAGTCGGTGAAAAATACTGAGTCGTGCCATCTGCTTGGGTACGGCTTAGGAAGTATACTCGGCTCCATTCTCGGTGCCAAACAAAACTTCCACGCTATAGCTCCCGTCGTCTTCCAGATAAACTCCAATGGTTCCTCCTGGCTCGACACTCTTCTCATTGCTTTCTTGGCGTCCAGTCTTAATGCCGACGATCATGTTTTCAACGGTCACCAGATTAGAATTGTGCGTTACATATACGCCGAATTCGCCTCTTAGAGCCTTGTCGAAGAATTCTTCTAAGCGCGTCTCAAGTTCGTCTAGAGATTCACCTTCTGGTATGACTTTCTTGGGGTGATCTACGTAGAAGTCCAAGATGTCTTGGTAGACATCCTTGTTTCGTCCTGACAAGAAGCCTAGGTGCCATGAGATGAGGCCCCTATCTTGAATCACTTCTAGTCCCAGTTCTTCTGCGATGATGTCAGCCGTCTGTAGCGACCTAAGCATAGGAGACGAGACAACTTTCTTTACCTCGTCCCCGTAATGCTTGGCGATATTCTTAGCCGCTGCTTCGGCTTGCTTGATGCCCTTGTCGTTTAAGGATGGGTCTAGTCGGCTTCTGAAGATGTTCTCTTCGTTTGCCTCGGTATCCCCGTGGCGTTGAAGTAGTGCGATTAACTTCTTGGCCATCTTATCTCCTTAATTGACGTGGCGGTTGTTCCCCTTGCTGTGGCGGTTGTTGTTGCTGTGGCTTTTCGCCCTTCAGCGCCTCGGGCACAGCCTTGGCTGCAACTTTATGCTGCAACTGTTGGTCGGCTAGGCCAGCGAAGTCCTGAGGGGAAGAGTTAATTCCCATCTTTGCTAGAGCCTGTACTGCCACATTACCCGGCATCTTCGACACATCTACCGAGATTGACTCGGAAGGTGGTTTATCCGGTGGCTTGTTCGCTGCGGCAATCTTCTTGGCCATCGCTGTATGCTGCTGCCAATGTGTGTGCGTGTTGTCGAACCCTGCCTGCTGCTCTGGTGTACCACTGCGGAACTTTTGTCCCTCGGTGGAGTTCATCCACTCAAAGCACTCGTCCGCTTCAACTGCGTGATTCTCACTCTCGTCATCGGCTACAGGAACAGTGCTGATCTTTGGTGGGGTAGACTTCATAGCCTGACCCAACTGAGCAGTCATTGCTTGTGCTTCAGGCGGAACTGGTTGTCCAGACGCCTGAGCCAGTTGTATGCCTTGAGTTGCTTTCTGCAGTGTGCTCTGCATCTGAACGAACTGAGGATTGTCTTGCGTACCTGTTCTCAACAGGACTTCCATCTCATTGCGTTGCTTTGCCGCCGATGATGCACCTGGGACTTTGAATCCCTTCATGCGCATCTGATCAAACAACTCTATGGAGTTACTTGGTGAGAACACAATAGCATTCAAGGCTGGGTTTGCAGCAGACTTGTCTACCCAGGTCATCAGCTTCTGTTCCTTCTGAGACTGTGACTCTGGGAATGCTGGGTTGGTGTCTGGGTAACAAGTGACATTTCCAGCAAGCAAGTTCGCTGTGTTGACTGAAACGTTGCCCTTACCTTTGATATTCTCTTGGATCGTCTTGCCGTCACGACATTCTGCCGCACACTTTACTGCTTGTTGTGCTGATGCTGCGAACATGTCTTGGCATGCGTTCCACGGTGAGCCTACGCGCTGCAATGCTTGGTCGCGCTGAATAACAGCGTTGCCTACTGTTTGTTCTCCGGTTGCGGCTCCGAATAAAGATGGCAGTGCGCCTGATACTTCCTCTGAAAACGTAGTAATGAACCACTTAATGAAGTCAGGCAGTGCAGCCTGAGGCTGCGGCGTATCTTCTACCATGATGTACTGCGCTGGTAGTGTAAGTCCCGGTTGCGGTAAGAACGGCCCTGAACTTCCAGGGATGTTGGGTTGCGTCTTCAGTGCTTCCATATCGAAAGCGTCGGCGTTGTACCATTTCTTTGGTATGGTGCGCTTGAAGAAGTCGTCCATCAAGTCTACCCAGTCGTTGATTCGCTTCTGTACCGAGATGAGCATTGTGCCCATGCTGCGACGGTTCTGGCCTTTGCCAGCCCATGGATGTCCAATTACGATGTGATCGTCCATCTTCTCATTGCGCGAGAAAGCATACTCTTGACCAGCCCTAGCCAGCAATGCCCCATTAGGGAACGCTTCCAGCAACTCGGCTTTCGCTTCGTCACTCACTGATTGATCTAGGAACATTGATGGCCTAAACCAAGAAAACTTCACTGTACTGTGTCGATTCAAGGAGTCGCCAGTGACGTATGCGCCTACTACTGCTTGGCGTACGTTCTCCCTCGCGATTCTATCCAACTGTGTCTCGGACATTCCGTCAGTGCCTGGGTTAATCTTTTCGGCAATCCATGGGAACATCCCACGAACTACTGCCACGTCCAAGTCCAAGGACAACTGCACGAACTGCATAAGATCGAAACTGTCAACTGCGATGGGAACTTTGTGATCCAACTTGCCGTGGACGGTTGTTACTTCGCGTCCTAGCGGCTTGCGGTCATCTCCTGCTCCACCCGCTTGTATGAGTAGGTCTTCCCCACCATTGCTCTCTGGCTCGTCTTCCACTTCAGAGGTTTGTGCGGCCAGAACATCGTCAAGGGTATCCTGACCCGTAGGCTCTGCGTCTGGTTCATTGAATATGTTTTCAGGAACGGTTGGGGCATGCACTTCTCCTTCGAAGCCATACTTCTGTCCGTTCAATTCGTAGCGTGTCCACAGAAGGCAACGATCTTCATTCCAGAAGATTCTGGCTACTTCAGTGAGAAGCCCATGAAGATTATTGTTGCGTGCCCAAATTTCTTTGAAGCGTTCTGCTTCCTCGGCTGCTACTCGGTCTGGGCCGTATTCTGGGTTGCACGGGGAAAATTCAACTTTAGGGACTTCACGCGATAGTGCTGCGACAATGATGTCACCCTTGGGGCCATAAACGTTGGTGTCGTAAATGGTGTTGTTGTTCTTTTGTTCTTTGGCTCCGAATCCTGTTCCTGGGCCGGGGAGTTGCCATCCACCTTGTTTACCACGCAATAAGTGTTGATAGCCCCTCTCAAAATGAAGCGCCTCCCATGCTTGTTCTACTTCCATGCGTCGTGCTGCCGTGTCCGTCTTGGTCGCTATATTGTCTAGCCCAATAAGGGCACCGCGTGCTGCATCACTTAACTCTGCGAACGGCTCCGGTGAGTAGGGAAATGGAGCGTACACGCCGAGGGGACTTTCGTTAGGGTTCTCGGGTTGTGCATCGCTGCCGCCTTTGGCCCCTTCCATTCCTGTCCCGACATTACTTGGGGTACTGGTTTCCGTTTCCGCCATTGCATGCTCCTTACTTACTCTTCTTGGACGAAGGTGCGTTCATCGCTTCGCTCATATAGTCCTGTTTGTTCGAAAACTTGAAGTTAGTTGAGGGATTGGGCAACTTTGACTTCGGTCGTGCTAATCCTAGAGCCATACGTTCTCCTACTTATTCCACTTGCGTGCGTTGAGGGC